TTCTGTTGGTGCATAGATAGATAGATCTTTTTCTTGACCTACCGTGTCAAATCCAACTCCAATACCAAGCATTAATGCATCCATAACCCAAGCAAATAAAGATCCTGGATCGTTACGATCAATGTCTCTTGTTGAAACCATTGCACAGTTTTGAAGAGATGCAGAATTTTTTCTTTCCATTGTCATTGGGGTACCAAAAGCCCAAAGACCTCTTCCTGGAGGTGTCCACTTAAGATTAAACATACGGTCATATGCTTCTTGTGCTGATTTTTGTGCTTTGTAGTCATTCCAAGGCAGTCTGTTTTCTTTCGCATGATTCTTCTGCACTGAGTACATGCCTTCGATTACTCTTTTACAAACCTCATACCATCTTTCCTTAGTACCATCGTCTTTTACACGGGAATAAGTACGAACAAACGTAATCTCTCCTAATGAGTTTCCACCTGCATCTTTGAACCCAAATGGTGGTTCAATTTCAATATATTTGTTTACAAAATCATCAGAAAAACGAAAAGAAAATACGTCAGACATAATACCCCTTAAATTTAATTATATGTTTTATTATAGCAGAGTTTTTATTTTATAACAACTCTCAATGTTTAGAATAGGTAGAGATTGTAATTGTTTAAATCTGTTTGTTTATCTTATATTTCTTTCCATCTGAATCTAATTTCCAGCCTTGCTTAAGTAGTTCTTGCCACTCTGCTTTTTCAATTTCTTGTTTTGCCCTTGTTTCTTTCATTTCTGCTGCCCATACATCTCTTACTTCTTGAGGATAATCAGACTCTTCTCTATCATCCCAGAAAGATCCTATGGTATATCTTACTCCACTCTCAATCAAAGATACCTCATGCATATTGTTAAATCCCCCATCAAAAACAGCAAGCATTCCAACCTCTGGTTTAATTTCTATATTTTGATCTGGGAAGCGTAAAAGACCGCCCTCAAACTCATCATTTAAATACAAAAATCCAGCATATCTACTTCTTGTAAATGCTCCAGAATTTCCTTTAGAATCTGTATTGTCTGAGTGTACTCTTGCATAGGCTCCTGGCTCCCATTTTTGCGTATGGTATCCAATTTTACAAATTGTTTTTGGGTCAAGATCGTGCACTAAAGCAATTGCTTCTGGCATTGTTTTTTCAATATCTGAAAAAATAGTAGGAGATAGTCCAACGTCAAGCAACTCTTGATCATTGTCTTTTGGCAATATAGAAGAGTATGACTCATAAAATGAAATAGGCGTCCAGGAGATTGCCCCATTGTTTGCTTGAGCATCTAAAACCTCAACCATTTTACGACAATCGTCTTTGTTTATAAAATTTTCAAAAATTACTATATCTTTTGTTAATCTTTTTTTATTATTTAAATTCATTTTGTTTTTATCCTAGCATGGAAGAACAAGTTGTCTTTAACCTTATTTTTAAGGTGTTTTTGCCTAAACTCTTCTTCTAAATCTTTTTGCATTCCTGCCCAAACATCTTTGCCAAATTTTTTTTCTTTTTCATACCAAGAATCTGTGCCTTTTTGATATTTTTGCCAGTACGTTCTTGCCAAAAATTTATTATTATGATATGCTGGCATTACTCCGTGTAAATATGAATTACCTTCTTCTGTTAGATAGTCTGGATGTCCTGATGGAAAAACCAAAATATCTCCTGCTTCTGGTTTATACGTTACACTTGTGTTGCCTATTATAAAATCAAGTGCTCCGCCCTCGTAGTTATCATTAAAATACATTGTACAGGTTATTACAAACTTATAGCCTGGGGCCTCACCTTTTTCTTTTATATAGTCTGAATGATATCTCATTCCAACTTTATCATCTTTTGTACTAATTTCATATTTACTTATTGTTCCTCCCGTACAATGCCAGGTTGAAATAGAGTTTTCATTTTCATCAATGGAGGTTAAACTTAAATCTACATCAATATTGTATCTTTTTATATAATCCTCCGTAACTAAATGAAAGTTTTCCACCATTTCTATAACAAAATTTTTTTGATTTTTTTCAATTTCTGTTTTTGTTTCTATGTTTTTAAATCTTGATAAAAAATTTAAATCCATCCCAAATCCGGGAACTATAGGATTTAGGTATTCCCCAAAGATTAACCACTTTGTCCAAGGACTGAAAAGTTTATCTTCTGACTCTACCAAAGAGTCAGTCAAAACCTTATAAGACTTTGAGATATCTTTAAACATGTTTTTATAAACAAGAATATGTGGATATATTTCTATTGCCTCAAGGCTCTTATCTGTCATGGCTGTCTTTCTCCGGTATGCTTGGTAATCTCCCAAAAAAATGGGCAGGTAAACCTTAAACCACTTTTAATTTCTGTAACTCCATGAATATAGTTTTTATCTCCTGGGAAAAAATAAGCAGCACCTTTTTTAGGCTTAAACTGTACACCCTGTAAAGGAAAATATAATTCTCCACCCTCATAGTCTTCATTTAAATAAAACAAACTTGAAAGATCATAATTTGGAAAATCATTTGGCAATCCAGCATCTGGCCCATCATGAAGTTCTTTATCTGCATGTGGTTTTTGAAATTGTCCTGGAAGCCATTTAACAATGCTTGTTCCTGTTGGAGTAACCTCTACCTTATAGAATTCTTCAACTATTGGCTTTAGTCTTTTAAATAGTCCAGCAATTATTGGAGATATGGATGGATCATTTTTATTTAATGTTGCTTGAGTAGCAACTCTATCTTTCCAGTAATCTGAATCATAAACAACTGTTCCATTTTTATTTACATGGCTTTGTGTTATATCCCAGATAGTTAAAGACTTTGCAGCCTTTTCTAAAAAATCCATTTCTTCTTGAGTCATAAAATTTTCTAACTCAACAATCATATCCTTGCTATCTCCAAACCATCCAGAAGGAGTCATTGAGGGTTTTCTTACCACTACACCATCTAAGTTGTTCATATTTAAATTATACCACCCAATCTATTTTTAGTATTATCTTCTACTCGAAGTTTTAAAACCTTTACCTCATGAGTGCCTACAGACTCTTTTTTTTCATTTACAGCATCCCTATACCAATCTGTCCACTTACCAGCAGAATTAATAACTTCTGCTGCTGAACCATAAGAAATATTTGCCTCAAACCTAGATCTATCTGGATCTTTATAGTCAACTATTTTTATAGTACTATTATTTAAATTGGTTAGGGATATTGGAATTATTGTTGCTATTGGTGTTCCAGCCTTTATTGTTATTTTTTCATTTGCTTTTTTTGCTTTAATTGCTAGTGGAAGTGAATTGTCATAGAATGATGTGCTAATTAAGTTAGAGATTGTTTCAAAATTATCACTAAAATAGTTTACAGGGGTTATGGTAAAAAGACTAACTTCTTCTTCAGTTCTAAAAACTAAGCCAGTATTAAAACTGATAGATGATTGACCTCTCCCTTCGTAAGATCCTTCAGGTGCTTTTATTATATCAATGTGGTCTGGGGTTTGATCATTAATCCCGTCCCAGATAAACTCGATATCATTGATACAAGAAAGACTCCAACCAATAACGTTTGACTGTGTTACTGGAAAGCATCTATAAGCATGTCCTTCTGATGTTTCTTCCATCCAATCTCTTTTTATTGACATTGGTTGAACAACAAAAGAACATCCTTGTCTTTTTTCAACTGAAATTTTAAACACTAGTCGGCCTCTGCGGTATACATTTCTCGTGTGTGAAACTTTTTGTTGTAATCTAACATAGTAACAATAGAGTACTTAGTTCCAGAAGTTACTGGCATTGCTTGGTGAGGATACATAAAGGTTGATGGGAAGATAAAAAGATCTCCAGCATCTGCTTTAATTTTTAGATTTTGTAATCTAAAGTAAAGTTCTCCTCCATCATAGTCATCATTTGGATATGCAACTAAAGAAACAGTGCAGTTGTATGAAAATCCATGATCATGATGTTCCTTAAAGTGTTGTCCTGGACCATATTTTATAAAGTTAAAGGCTTCCCAATATTTTAAATTATTAATATTGTACATTCTCGAATAGTCTTCAACTGCAGGTAGTTTAACATCATACAAGTCTTGCCACAAAGATTGAAGGTTTAAACTAATCTTGCCTTTATCATTTTCTATATCTGTTTTTTTAAATTTAAAATCATTGCAATCACGGTATTCTGGCATTAATTCTTTGTATCCTACATATGCTGGTTGCCAAGCATATGCAGATGGATCTCCTACTGGTTTAAGGTTGGCTTCAATTCTGCCTATAACATCAATCTCTTTTTTAATTACTCCTTTGTAACAAAAGATTCCATTGCCAAGATCTTGTTTTTCTGTCCACGTTTTCATTTACATCTCCTATTTGTATTCTCTTCTTGACCAAATTTTATTTTTATATACCCCGCCATCAGGTTTACGATAAAACTTCATATTATTAAACATTTTATCATAAATTGTTGCTTTATCTAAAATTTCTATTTTGTGTTCCCAGTTATCTCTTTTAAATGGAAAAACCTGTAGGTATGGAGTTCCTGCTGGAATTGTTCCTTCCCATCCTTCTATAATAAAAAAAGGAAAGGTTCCCAGTATTCCAACTTTATCAGAATCTACTATTCCAGTTGTACATAAAAAAGGAAGATCAAACCTGTTCATTGGTGTCATAAACAAAGCACTATATCCTTCTGGTAGTTCTAATCCCCAGTCAGCAAACCAAGCAAAATGATGCTCATAGTATCCAACTGGGTGTTTAAATTGTGGCATAGGAGATCTTTGCGCACAAAAATCTTTACATAATGGATCATCAATCTTTACGTTAATTATACCTTGAGAATTTTTAGTAAAAGTTAAATCGCAAGGAGTTTTCAAAACATATCCAGTTGAGAATGCATCCATAATTGCTGGACATGCTTTCCATGTAAGAACTTTGCCATAGTCATCAGTTGTTCCTTCTTTTGGAAAGGGGCATACTTCTTTGGGAGCATTATAGTATTCTCCATTTGGCATTTTGGCAAATCTATTTGCATCTCTATACCATTGAGGAATAACACTTTTTGTTGGAGATGGAGTAGACTTACTATTAACTTCTAACCAAGGCCTTAAAGATTTAAAAGTAACAACTAGCGACATTATTGATGTCCTATTTTATTTATGTCTGTCATAATTACAACAGAATACTTTATGCCATCTACCATATCACGAGAGGCATGTTCGTATATATAATTTGATGGAAAAATTGCAATGTCCCCAATTTTTGGTTTATAAACAAGTTTATCTAGTCTAGGAAAGTACAACTCTCCACCCTCATAGTCATCATTTAAATAAACAACTACAGATACAGTTGTGTTATATGCTGGACCATGATCTGCATGTATTTTAAATTGTTGTCCTGGACCATTATACTTTACAAAATTAAATGCTTCATAGTAGACTACATTAATTCCCCAATAATTTGCATAATCATCAACACATGATTTTACAATGCTATAAAGATCTTGATGCATTTCTATTAATTCAACATTCTCATCATTTATAGGACCAAGATCTGTATCTTTATATTTAAAATCAGAACAATCTCTAGCACTTTTTATTGGTTTTGCAGAATTTGTTACAGTTGCTTCTTTCCAAGAATACCCAGTTTGCCCATTTAATTTAGACTCTAACGTATTGATATAGAAATTACATCTTTCTTTTGAAACAGCATTTTCATAAATGTTTAACCCTAATCCTGGATTTATTACATTAATGTTGTTAAATTTTTTATTTGGCATTCTAAAAGATGCAGATTCTGATCTATCTTTATTAAACCAAGGATTATCTTCTTCTTTTGCTGATGTTTCGTACACTTTAAAACTCCTTTTTTATAAGTGTATCACAAATTAATATATTTATCTACTAACAAATAAACTGTGGGTTAATTTTCTGGACTCTCATGATCTCTTGCATCAAAAACAAGCATTCCTGAAGTAAAGAAGTTATCATATGGTTCACAGTTTATAGAATAAACTGTTTCTTCATGTTCGATTCCTTCTAGTTCTTCAATATTTACAAAACCAAATTCTGTTGTAGAATAAACCATATCTGAAATTAAAATATCTGATGCTCTTTTAAAACTTGAAACACCATCCCTTTTAATTAAAATATTATGGCTATTGCTAAATAAATCTCCATTAATTAAATACGTTATGCTTGATGGATGAGAACTAAAGCCTACTACCGTAGTTTCTACAATATTGGTTTCATTAAGTATAAGATTTGAATCTGTCCAAGCAAGCCAATCATCTGTTGAATTGTTTTGTGATCCGAGATTCATTGCAATTAAGGTGTCTCCAACAACAATATCTTTAGCACTTTTTATTCCCTCTGTTGTCAATATACCAGTTTCACTTGCAATAGAGTATTCAAAGAAACCGCCAAAATATGGTGGAAAGAAGGGTGGAAAGAAAGGTGGGAAAAAGGGTGGGAAAAAGGGTGGTGGTGGCGCTGCAAATGATGGAAAGAATGGAAAGTATGGTGGCGGTGCAAATGATGGAAAGAATGGAAAGTATGGAAAGAATGGGAAGAATGGTGAAAGAGTTGTAACGCTAGCAGTTGTTGCTCCTAGTGATGTTCCATTAGCATTTGTTGCAGTAACGGTATAAGTTTGGCTAGTTCCTGCGGTATCATTAATAACTACGGAAGTTGCTGCTGCTGATAAATCTCCAGAGGTACTTGAATCTGAACCAACTACATTGTGTTTTGATAATGCTGCACCACCATTTGCACCAATTGTCCAGTTAATTGTGTTTGAATTAACTCCTGCAGTTGCAGTAGCACTTTGTGGTGCTTGTGGAACTGTTGTTGCGGTTACTGAAGAAGAAGTTGTTCCACTTGCAGTTCCTGCAG